GCCTTAGTTTTTGGTTCGGGTGCTTGTTTAACCACCTTTGCCGCTGCATCAGTTGATGCTAACGCATCTGCTGGTGCTGTCTCAGGATTGTGTCCTTTACCTTCGCTTACTTCACTCTCGTTTTCAACGAGGTCAACACTTTCCTGTTCTACTTGATCAGTCATGTTTTGACTCCTATATTGCTTTTTTCATTAACGAGAGGAAATTTTTGAATTCACGTACTTGTGTCTCATAGAGATCAACACGCGATGCTTTCTTGATTTCAGTCTCAATTTTTTCAATGTCTTGTCTTTCCAAAATGCCGTTATTCCAGATCCAGTCTACACCTTCCATAATTCCATTAACAAATGCTGTCGGTGCAGATGGGTCTTGTACGATATCAACCGTATTAAGAATAAAATCGTCTTTGACGATCATTGCCCCATTTTGGTTTTGAAGACTACCCATACCACGAGTCGAGACACCTAATTGCACACCACCGTCGAGTAGACCTTTAACAATCATACCATTAGGAGTATTTAATATTGATGCTCTACCCATAACATTACTTCCCTCTATTTTGAGTTCTGTAATCTTATGAGATACTTTATCCAAGTTAACAGTTGGCCCTTCTGGGTGATTTAACTCACCGACCGCCCTGTCCTTGGAAACCTGTTCATCGACGTATTTTGCCACTGCTTGTTCCATAACTTCGCGTGGGTAAATACGTCCATTTCTATTCTTTGTGTCTGCTTGTGCAAATACACCTTCGATGCGATAATTTTTCTCACCGTTTTCTTTTTTCTCAACAATGCATTCCACATTGGATTCTGTGTATTCTGTAATTAGTTTCATTCGTTATCCTCTTGGGTTACTGACTTTTGAAAGTTTTACTGCTGCGTTTGCAGAAAATACTTCTTCAGTCGGTTTCTTCGAGATAAATGTTGTATCATTTCCAGCTAATGAAAATGATCCTACTACGGTTGCGTCACTGTCTGCTAACTGTAGTGTTACCAAATATTGTGTACCAGCAGCCGCAGTGTTTACCGCACGAACTGTTTGTGCTCCATTTACATTACTTGCCGCACCCGCTGTAGTTGGCGATGCGATCTCTGCCGCTAGTGGTCTAATTATATTTGCCATCTTTTATCCTTTTGCCGCTTTAATGAATTCTTCGCCTGCTTTTATGGCGACTTTTAATTTATCGAACCTATCTAACTCTTCTCCGTCAATATAGGTTATGAAGGGTTTTCTACCCTTTATTTCATGTATCATCAACGCAACGCCCTTGATCTTCTTATCATATACGTGTTTACCAGGCGGCATGCCTTTTTTCATTGCTTCGCGTAATTGTTTGAATGTTCTCATTTAGACACACTTGTTGTATTATTGTTACGTTTATTTATACAAATTAAATCTTTTATTTTCAATTTAAACTGGGTGACCTTCTACTTCCGCTTCGTCGGTTTCTTCGGACTCTGAGGCTTCTTCGGTTTCTGCGGTTGCTTCGATTTCATCTGCTTCTGCCTCTGCTTCTAATTCCTCTGGTTCAACATCATTGAACACTTTTCCAGCAACGGCAATGCGTTCTTGATCCATAGCCGCATCCATCTTTTGTGCGATCATATCATTAAACACGGCATTTGCTTTGTTAAAATCTGCATTCGCTGCATAATCGATCATATTTTCTATGGTGTTATCTTCACTCATCGCTGTCTGCTCCTGTTCCAACATCAACTTCTTGCTCATCTTCTACTTCTCCGTTTTCTTCTTCATCAGGGATTTCCCCATCTTTTTTCTCTTGGTCAATTTCTTCTTTCATGTCTTTCCACTCTTCTTCAGAGAGTTGAAGTACATTCTTCGCAACCCAACCTTTTGAAAGGTACTCACCTATGTATCCTTGTACTAAGTCCATAGTTGCCATGCGATTTTGAATAAGTTCTGCTTCTTTGAGTTCAACAAAGTTGTTGTCTCTTACGAAGTCATAACGTATCTCATTCGCCCATTCATCCCAATCTTCCTCGGTAATGATGTTTTTAAGGATAAGTTGTCTTTTGAGTAGTTCACTAAACAGTTTAGAGAAACGTTTACGTAACCTATCGATAAACTTCTGGAACTTCAACTCATCTCTTGAGATCTCTGTTGATCTACCGAGAGAGAATTGTGCTTCCTGTTCTAGTCTAGCAATAGGTACGTTCAGTGAACGATATAGTCTTTTCTGGAAATATGTGATGTCGTCGATCTGACCAAGGTTGTCACCGCCAGGTAGTGTAGATATTTCTGTACCTCTACCACCTTCGCGTCTTGGTAACCAGAAATCTTCGAGCATTGACATATGTTTACGATCATCCTTGATCGCACCAGTGGAGGCGTCATATACAAGCTTGTTTCGGTATCGTGACATGATACCTTTCATGTATTCTTCTGCCTTACCTTTTTGCATGTTACCCACATCAATGTAGAATATTCTACGTTCGGGGGCACGTGCAAGTCGATAGATTACTAATGAATCTTCCATCATTCGCAATTGGTTTACGGGTTTTAATGCTTTATGAAGGAACGAAATGACACGCTTTTGGTCTGCGTCTAACAATCCAGATGTTACGTATAGTACACTGTCCTTTGTTAGTTTTATGCCTGATGCTTGTTGCCCAGGTTTTTCCTGATATATGTAGTGTTCATTCGTTTCTTCGATGATCTTCGCACCCGTGACTGGGTCTTTTTTAGACACAACCTCTTTCACCTTACGGATCTTAGCAGAGTCTACGGGACGAATATCCATTATACCTTTGCCCAACTGTTTATCATCCACCACTACGTGAAATGCAAGTCGTCCATCGATATACCATTTTCTAAATATGTCGTGTCCTAAATCGACAAATCTTAACATATTTAAAATATCTTTAAATTCTTCTGTGATTTTGTTTTTGATACCCTTTGAAGTATCAACGTCGTCAAGAACGAGTTCCACAGGAAACCCTTCTTCTGAACCAGATATTGCTTCGTTCATTATATCTTCGATAGCCGCGTCCACTTCGGGATGCATTGATATACCACGATACTTTAGTATCAGTGCAGCATTATCTTTTGACTTATCACCGTCGATATCTACATATTGAGCAAAGTGAGTTCCAGATGCGGTTACGTAACCAGCACCATCCTCATCTACTGGCGGTACAATAGATTTTAGTTTCTTAGCATCCGCGTCTGATTTTTTAGACCGTTTGATTTCGAAACCAAATAGTTTTAGTGTATTGTCTGCCATATGTTTACCTTTAGTTAGATTAGGTGGGGCAACTTAATGCCCCACTCTTTTCTTATATGTATACATTAACTAGTAGTGTTAGATTCCCAATACTGTACTTGGAATTCAACTGTGAACTCCTCGATAGCATCGTTTGCTTCATAAGCGAGATCTATCGCACTTATGCTTGTTGGAAAACAACCACGGAAGGTGTATTTTTTCAACACTGCTTCATCACGATCCAGTTGTTCTACAATCAAGTCAGCAGAATAATCCGCAGGTGCGACTAGACCAGTATTTGCACTGTGTGCGTTAATACCGTTCATCCATCGTTCCATTGAATCTCTGACTTTGAAGTCTGTATCGTTAATTATCAGTGGTGACCATGTTTCGAATGTTCGGTCACCAGCGATTCTAAGTTGTCTACCTCTGAATGGAATTTCAATTACTCCCATTATTGAACCAGGTAGTTGTGCCGCTTTACACATAAAGGATGTAATTTCTACATCTCCCTGTGCATAAGCGGGGAAGTTTATGGTCGCTTTGAAGAGGTTTGCTCTTGCACCACCACCTTTTAACTTTGCTTTGAAGTCGTCTATATTGAGGACTGCCATTTTCTTATTCTCCTATGCTACAGATCAAACAGTGCCAACAACTTCTTCAAAGTCAACACCTGTTCTAACAGCTACGAAGTTTAGAGTTACGTAGTTGATTGAACGTGCTGGTTTGACGAAGATATTCGCAATGAATTCGTTTCTATCTATAACTGCCGCAGTGTTGTTTGTATCGTCACAAACTACACGGAAGTCGGTGATACCGCGACGTCCTTGGATTTCTCTAAGGAATGGTTCGACAATGTTTGTAAACTCAGCACGAGTAAACTCATCATTGAATTCGAACATAACGTTACGGGCGGCAATTGCTATTGCCCTTTCTATACCGAGGAATAATCTTCGAACGTTAATACGATCAAAGGCACTTGGTCTAGCAAGTTTAGTTTTGTCACCAAAGAGCAACACACCTTGACCTGGTATGTTTGAGATTGGGTTAACCCCTGCCTTATAAAGACTGTCTCTCTGTGATTTGGTTGGTGAATAATTTAGTGCTGTTATACCCAAATATTGTCCTCTTCGTGGGCCAGCAGGACTGAACCAAGGAGCAGCAACTGCGTCTGTTGCGGCCATAAGACCAGCAGTAGATGATGCAGCTGGGATTTGAATATACATGTCATTGTACTTGTCATACACTTTTAGATAGTTATTATCGCAGAAGAGATAAGAACTGTTAGTATATGTGTTAGCACGTGTGATCGCATTTGCGTTTGGATCAGTTTGATTTACAATGTCTGCTCTTGATGGTGATGCTACTACAACACAATCTTTTCTTAGTGATTGTGCAGTTGCGACTAAGTCGTTAACTACTGTAGTATGATTACCTGTTGCTGACATGCCAGGTGCGATTAACATATCGACCTCTATGGTGTCTACATCTTCGAACTTATCATGTCCAAGTGCAAATTCGGTAGGAGTTAATGCTGCAGAGTTTACACCACCAGCTAGTGATATATCTTTTACTCCACGATTAGAACCAAACTCTTTTCCACTGACGGCATCTACAAATGCTATTCCGTCTGAGAAAACACCTACGTCGCCTTTACCAGCCATCCACACGTATGCGGAAGCATTGTTGATCACATCTCTTACGAAATTAGTTGATCCATCTGTGTTTTTAGCGTTTTTAGCAACTGATAAGAATGGGAAGGTTTCTAGAACTTCACCTTGCGTACCAGAGATTAATCCGTCTTCGTCTGTAACCATAACGTGGATTTCATCTGATGTTGCTCCTACACCCGTTGCGAACGGTGATGTGCCTGGAGCTGCATCAAACGCGGCGGTAAATGATGCTGAACTGTCAAATTTTGTTGTTGCGTCTGAAGAATCTGCTTGTAGTAGTGAAACTTTCAAACTGTTTCCTAGATCGCCTGGATATTTTGCGACAAATGTGTGATCGGCACTGTTTAATGTACCTAACTGTGTATCGAAGTTATCGCGGTTTTTAACGGTTGGTGCAGCATCAGCGCCTGCGTCGTATGCGTTCTTTGCTGCGGATGTTACTGATCGAACCACTTGTAGTGAGTTCGAATAACGTAGAAAATAAGCGGCACTGTGGAAATCCACACTGTTATCGCTGTCGGGTGAACCGAATGTTGACACTAGTACACTTTCGTTGGATATCTTGGTAGCCTGTTCGACAGGGCCCCAATTAAAATCTCCGACGATAGCACCTGTGCTAGTTTGAACATTTGGCACAACACCAGTTAAGTCTACCTCTTTTACTACGATAGCAGGCGACTCTGATGGGGTAAATATTGCCATGACTCTTTTTCCTTACTGAGTTAAATGATATGAATACATAATACGGATGTTCACTTCTTAATGAAAGTATTTATAAGATGTTTTATTTTAAGAATAAACTAGAAATCTTCTGAATATTCTATTGCCCACGGGGTGTTTCTTTCTCTTTCTTCTAATGCTTTGATATGATCCTCTCCCGTGTCCATGAATCCGAAGGGTGGTATGTCATTTTCAATTTCACTAATGCGATTCTTGTATAACATCTCTTTTATATTGATGTCTGTAAGATCTCTGAACCTGTCAGTATTGATAAAATATCCAAACATAACTAGATTCATAATAAGATCATCGTGATTTCCGTCAGATGCTTCATATGATTGACCTCTTGCTTCGAACGTAGAACACTCAAGTATGGTCTGTTCGTCGTGGATGTCAAGTTTGGTGTTTTCTAATAGATCTTTAATACCAGAACAGCCTAGTCTTTTGGTCTTTCTGGTCATCTCTACACCAAGTCTGTTTGCTTTTACTGTACTCTCGGTGTGCATATTCTCATACTCAAAGTCATGCCAAAGGCCATTACAGACTATT